CCGCCACTCCGATCACGTTGCCGAGCGTCGATGCGAGTTCGGACGCTTCGAGGTTGCCCTCGCGTACCGTGTTGACGAGGATGTCGGTCGCCTGTGCGGCCGTGAGGCCGGCGGACGAGTACGCCGAGACGGCCGCCACCACAGAGAGAGCGACGTCGCGGGTTTCACCGAGGCCGACAGCTGCCGCCTTTGCGGACTGCTCCAGGATCGACATCGCGCGTTCGCCGCGCGCACCCGCCGAGGTGACTGCGAACAGCGCGCTCGCGAGCTCGCCGGGCCCCTTGCCCACCGCCGGAGCGAGGGCCAGGACGGACTTGGTCAGCCCCTTGACTTCCTTCTCCGACACGCCGACCAAGGTGATGATCTTGGTCATCTCTTTGTCGAAGTCGGTTCCGAGCTTCACAGCTGCGACGCCGGCCGCTGCGAGCGGAACCGACAGCGAACGCGTGACCGTCCGCCCCAGCTGCGAAACCTGCCGGGACGTCTGTTTCAGCTGCCGCTCGACGGTGCGCAGCTCTTTGCTGAACTGCTTCTCGTCGAGTTTCAGAATGGCGATGAGGCGCCCGACTTGGGTATCTGCCATGCCGGGCGCCTCCAGCTTTCACTTTTTCGAACTCTGCGGGAACGCCGCCTTCAGGATCGCAACCATCTGTTCCGGCGACATGCCGTCGCCTTCGATCTCGTCGAGCGACTCCGGCTCGAATTCCCATCGCGATGGGTCCGAGTAGTCCGGCAGCAGCTCGTTCGGGTCGATCAGCTCGCGACCCTTCTTGCGTTTGGCGTCGGTGTTGTAGATCGCCGCTTCGAGTCGAGCGGCGGCCAGATCCAGGCGGGTGCCCGATCGCGGCTCGAGGATGAACGCACCTCGAAGCTCGACCAGCTCACGGTTCGTGAGCCACTGATACAGCAACCGCCTCGCTGGGATGCCCAGGAACAGGCAGATTTCCCAGTCGAGCCGGACGTCTGGTCGCCGGGCTATTCCCCCGCGGCGTCCTCCGTCTCGTCATCCTCTTCGGCAATCCCGTTGAAGCGTGCCGAGGCTTCGTAGATTTCGTTGATCGCCTTCGAACTCTTCGTACCGAGCTTTTCGAGATCACGATCGTCGTCGAACAGGCGCTTTCCGCTCTCGTCACAGACGCTGAGATACACGAGGAGCGTCTTGATGCGAGCGGCATGGATCTCGACCGAGGTCGTGACCTTGGCCGCCGGCCGGTGTCGCCGCTTGCCGCGCGCGCTACGACCACCGGCTTCCTGTTCGATCGACTGCCTGGCGGTGTAGAACGCCTCGTCGAAACGAGAACGATCCGTGGCGGTCAACTCGCGGATGTAGACCCGCCCGCCCCATTCCTTCGAGTCGACGAACGTGGTTTCGAGATCGCTCGCGTTGAGGATCTGGTCGCGCGAGAGCGCCGAGTTTCCGGCCACTTTCACGGCACCGCCCGGCCCCGTTGTGTTTGCTTCCGTCATGTCGTTTGTTGCCTCTTGGCCCCGTCATGGGGAGAAATCAGGCCCAGGTCACGTTCCCGCTGACGCGCAGCGTGAAGTTCCCGGTGATGGCCGCATCGCTCGGGAACGACAGCGGGAACGACTTGACGAACGCGTCGAACGTCAGGTCGACGGTCGGGGTCGACGGAATGCGAATCCGCCACTCCCGCACGGTCCGCGCGGCCATGTCGGCGTAGATGCCGGTGGATGCGTCGTGCGTGCCGTCGTTCGGATCGAGGATCAGCTCGCCGGTGATTTCGCCAGCGTCGAGCAGACCGCCGATGAACTCGCGGAAGTTGCCCGGCGAGTCGTGGTTGGTGACGTCGATCTCTTCACTGTCGAACGACGGACCGTCGATCGTCCTGACCTGCGCGACGGTAGTGTAGGTGCCAGAGCCAGGAGAGTCCTCGCGCTGAAGCAGTGTTCCTTTGCCGAAGATGTACGCCATGTCTTCCTCATGCTTCGGCCCCGTATTGGTGAACTAACGGTGTGATTGGATCAGTTGCCGACGTCTCGGATGACGGCGAGTTCCCAGGTGTCGACGGCGAGGTCGACGTGACAGGTTCCGTCCGCCTGGGCGAAGCCTTCGCGCGTGAGCGGTCCGTACGTGCGGACCTGGCCTGCGTTGTGCGTCTGGGCGATCGAGATCGAGCGGCCGAGTGCGTCGGGCTGAGTGATGAGCGACAGAGACTCGTTCCCGGCGCCGGTGTTGCGCGCCAGCAGGATGTCACCGTCCTTCAGGGCCCACTCATGGTCGTTCGTCGAATCGCCGCCTGTCTGGGCGACCGCGCCGTTGGCGAGACCGGTCCGGCCGGCCAGGTTGTGAACAGTGATTGCGGTTCGCGCCATCGCGACCTCCTTGCTGAGTTACAGAGGCGTCTCGGGCGACGTACCCGAGGCGTGGAACTGGATTTCGAACGTCATGCGCGCGGCGGGAATAGACCCGCTCTCGCCGAAGGCCTCGCCGTACTCGGTCGCGAGAAACCGAGGTGCGGAGCGCGACGTCGCGAGATTCGGATTGGCTCGGACGGCCTGCTTTGCCTTGAGCACGAGCTGGCCGCGTACGTCCTGCTGGTCTGTCAGCGCGGTAACCAGGACTCGCGACCGGTGGTGCTCAAAGTCCGAGTCGTCGTGGTCATTCGCTCGGTCGGTGACGCGGTCTTCGACCAACTCGACCACGAGCGCAGGGAACGCTTTAGAATCGACCGCAAGCGGAACGCCGCCTTCGCCGAACATGTTCACATTGAGCGTCTGGTCCGGAGTGCCTGACCGAACGACAGTCATCCCGGCGAGAGACGAGAGAACTTCCCTGTGAACCGTCTCGGCGTAGTCCTGCGGTTCCATCTACGCGGTGTCCAGCTTGAGCGAACACATCGCGTCGCCTGCGTTCCCGTCGCGATCTTCGACGCCGATCACCTCGTAGACGTCGGAGTTCCCCAAAACGACGCGGTCGGCGTGTCCCGGTGTGTGCGGGTACAGGTCCGCGACGTGCACGAACAGCACCGGACGGCGAGACTCGATTGCGATCCCGAGTGCGTCCGTCTGCGCGTAGTACGGGCGGAACTGCGCCCGGATCACGATCGGCGCGAAACCCTTCGGCGTGTAGGAGACCGACTCACCGAAGACGGCCTGCGCCTTGGTTTCGATCTGCCGGCGGTACGCGGAGGAGTCGATAGGCACACGTCACCCCCAATGCAGGCCAAGGGTTCGGCGAACAGCAGCAACGGACACGGGGCCGCCGAACCCGGCGCCGCTGTCCGCCTTGCCCCAGGACGTGAAGCCGACGGTGCGGTCTTTACGTGCGCTTCGCCTGGCGCAGCACGCGCGGTCGCGTGCAGTACGGAAGCGGATTCGACTGGGAGTGCAGCTTCACGTAGCGCTGGAACTCCGGGTCAACTGCCTGCTTCGAGTAGCGCGGCAAACCCATCGTCCCCTCCGTCTCGACGAAGTCGGCCGGGGCGAACGGGTTGCGGAACAGGCCGCGAGCGCCGACGGGGAAGAAGTGCGCCTTGTCGGTGTTCACGAAGTCGGTCGCGCCGACGTAGCCGTGGTAGTTCTCGAACACGATCCCGGCGTACGGGAACATCCGGTAGACCAGGCCCATTCGGAGCCACTCGCCTTCCATCCAGCGGTCGTACGCCGCTCGGACTTCGTCGTGTGCGACCAGGTCGTCGAAGAACTGATCCCCGCAGAACGCGTGGATGTGGTTGAACATCACATTCGGCATTTCGCGCTGCATGTCGCGGGAGATCCCGTGGCACGTCGTCCGGATGTCACCGACCGATGCGGTGTCGAACGAGAAGTCGACCTCGGCCAGCGCCGAGACGCCGAACTCCGCGAACAGGTCGTAGATCGGAGTCACGCCGTCCGCGTCCATCACGATGCCCTTGAGCGCGGAGACGCGCAGGTGTTCCAGCGTGGCGTCGAACGACGCCGCGTGGTCCATCTGACGCCGGGAAATCTCCGACTCGACGCCCGCCTGTTGGTTCTCCGTCCCGAACTCCCGCACGTCGCGCAGTTCGGACGCCTGGATCGTGTCTTCGAGCGCGATGTGGGGAATCTGGAGCGTCCGGGTCTTCATCTTGTTGACCGTGGCCTGAGTCGCCGGGGCTCCACGAGGGGTCGTCGGGATCAGGGTGAGCCACCCGTCCCGCTCCTCGAGGAGGATTCCTTCCGTCGACACTCCGAACTCTTCGAAGATTCCGAGCTGGCCAGCACGGCCGGGAACGAAAGGCATCTTGTTGATCGAATCCGTGAGGGACCGAACGCCGTAGTTGTCGCCGCTAAGGACGTCGAATACTGCCATTGGTGGTTCTCCGTTTGGCCCCGTGGAATTGAACGTGCGTGGTGGTGCGAACTATCGGACGAGAATCCCGAGGTTCTTCTCGAGCGCCTGGATCGCGTCGGCCTTCTCGGCCGCGTTGATCGAGGACGGCCAGACGATCTCGTTTCCGTTCACGATGGCGTTGCCGCGAACCAGTGCGACGCCGTTCGCGTTGTCCACCGAATCGAGCGCCGTGATGTTCTCGCCGAGGATGCCGGCCGGAACCTGCTCGCCGAGTGTCCCGTCCTCGTCGAACTGGAGGTACTTTTTCGCCGTCTGGGTGACGGTGATCACGAACGTGTCGCCTGCGGCGAAGTCGGTCGCGCCATCGGCCAGCGTGAACGCGAGGCCACCCGCCGAGAACGCCACCGCCACCGTGCCCGTTCCGACCAGCAGGCCGTCGGGGTCGCGCACTTCGAAATCACCGGCGTCGGAGCCCGGCTCGATGAACACGAGCGAGTAGGCACCGTCCTTCGCGGGACCGGTGACGGTGATCGCGCCCATGGCGCCGTTGCCGGTATTTCCGGCACCAGCGACCGCCGCCGCGGTGCCCGACAGACGGGCCCCGAGAACCATGCCGGCTGTGAGGACGCGGTCCGAACCGGATCCTGCCAGGATCACGATCTGCTCGCGGCTGTAGTCGCTGTCCGACTCGGAAACGACGAACTCGAACGGGTGTTGACCTTCGGTGTATTCGGCCATTTGAAAGGCTCCTCAGACCCACGGGTGCGGGTCGTTGATTGGGTTTTGGCCCCGTGGACCTCTGTGTCTGTTGAAATCAGTTGGACGGAGACGCCTGATCCCAGACCCGTCGCTCCTTCGCGCTCGGCGTCGCGACGCTCGCGCGGGACTGGTAGATCGCGTTTCGGTCGATCTGGACCGGCTGTCCGCCCGTGGCGCCGGCGTGCTGCCCGCTGACGTCGGTCGCGGCGTCACGGGAAGCGGCTTCGTCCATGAGCGTCTTCCGGATGTCTTCGATCGAGACACCCTTCTCGATGAAGTCGATCGCGCGCTGCGGGCACCCGGCGAGCGTGCAGATGTCCTTCACCTCGGCGACGCGCTTCTGGTGCGCTTCGCGCTCGGCGTTGCGCGCCGACACGGCCGCCTGTTCGCTTTGCGAGCGCGCGGCATCGAGACTGATCGCTCCGTCGCCTTCGGTCGTCACGGTCGTGGGCGTGGTCGCCGCGAGTGCCGCCTGCCGACCGCGCTCCTCCGCTTCCTTGATGTTCTGCTCGTTGCAGGCCGCCAGAAATTGCTTCTGTTCTTCGGTCAGGGTCGCCATGATTGCTCCTGTGCTGGATGCGCCGACCCGATTGCCGGCTGGTTTCAACCTCGCCCTCAGTGCATCGAGGGTTTGGGCGTACGTCTCGACCGCATCCGCGAATCCCACATCGAGGGCGGTTTCGGCGTAGAAGACTCCCGCTTCAGTCGCGAACACTGCGTCGGCGCCCATGCCGCGATTGCGCGCGACCGTGTTGACGAAGATCACGCGGAGACGGTCGATCTCGGCCTGGAGGTTGTTCCGGGCCGTGTCGTTCAGCGGTTCGGTGTCGATGTAGTCGCCTTTGCGCTCGCCGCTGGTCAGCGTCGTGTACTTGACGCCGATGCGGCGGTCCATCTCGCTGAACTCGACATGCGTCGCGATGACGCCAACCGAACCGACGCCGCCTGTGCGCGGAAGCGAAACGCGCTCCGCCGAACTCGCGAGCGCGTATGCGGCAGAGAACGCGTTGTCGTTCGCGATCGCGTAGACTGGCATCCGCGCCCGCGTCTCGAAGATCAGGTCGGCCAGGTCGAACGTGTCAGTGACGGTTCCGCCGGCACTGTCGACGTTCAACAGAATCGCGCGGATACCCGCTTCGCTGCGCGCGCGTTCGATCTGCTTTCGAATCCTGGCCAAGCGCCACTTGAACAGGCCGCCGTTGACCTCGATGACGGCAATCCCGTCGATCCGCGTGAAGTCGTCGTCTCGATACCGGTCGTAGAAGTAGAACCCGAACGCTTCCGGAGCCGGATCGCCTCCGCGCGTGGCGTGGTTGAGCGATGCGAACAGCGAGTCGGCGCGACCCTTTTCGAGCAGTAGCGGCGTGTTGTAGAGCGCTGCAACCAGTTCGGTCGGGTAGCCCTCTTCCGATACGACGATCGGCTGGACGCCGGATGTAGGCTCGGAGCTACGCGGCGTTTGCCTCGTCGTCGCCTTCGACTTCGTCGTCCGCTTCGGCATCGCCGCCCCCCTTGTTCGCAGCCGCTCCGCTGTCGCGGTCGTTCTCGGTTCCGGTGTCCATCTGAGAGGCTCTTGGCAAGCCGAGTTCTTCCTCGCGCTCGCGGTCTGCGACCCGCTCGCGGTCCAGCTCGACCGCCGACACACCGGCGTAGTTCGGGACTTCGCGCGTCCGGGACGTGAGGCCCAGGTCCAGGGCGAGAGCCACCGCCTTGATCTCTTGCAGCGGGTTGACGTACTTCTGGCCCGTCATCGCGACCCACTTCGGCCGCATCAGGATTCGTACCCGGTCGCGCTCTTCTGCGGGCAGCTTCAGTCGCCCCGAAATCAGCGCCGTCTTCAGCCAGCGCGCGAACACGGGCCGGTTGAACTGGAATTGCAGGACGCGGCGTGAGTGCGCGCGCACCCGGCGGAACTGCTCGATGGTCCCTGCGCGAATCGAGCTGTAGTTGACTTGCGCGAGGTCGCTCGTCAGCCCCTCGTACGTGACACCCGAGCCTACGGCGACGCCGCGGAGGTTGTTCCGGACGAATGCCTCGTGATCGTCTGCGCCTGTCGGCGGGTCTGAAAACTTCACATCGTGGCCAGGCTTCAGCTTGACCGAGATACCCGGTTCGAGTTCGACGTCGACGTCGCCATCGTCATCCTCAGCACCGGAGGTATTGACGTTCCCGAACACGCTCCCGTCGCCGGTCGGAATCGTTTCGATCGCGACGAGCATATTGCGGATCTTCTGGTTCAGGATCTTGGCGTCGTTCGACTCCTGGAGGTCGTGGAGCGTTGTCAGCACGGCGGACAACGACGGGACGCCGCGAAGCTGGCCAGGGCGCGTCGGCGTGAAGACCTGGAGTACGTTTTCCGCCGGCACCGCGACGCGCTGCTGTCCGGCGATCATGTAGTCGCCGGGATGCTGGCGCCACATGTGGTAGGCGGCTCGGCGACCTATCGGATCGAACTCAATTCCGGCTCGAATCCTGCGACCGCCCGGCAGTAGCGCGTTGTAGCTGGCGTCCACTAGCTCGGACTCGAGGATCTGCAACTGGAGCGGGACACTCAGCCCGTCTTCGGCTTGTCGGTCCCGGAACCGCGCGAACACGTCGCCACCTTCGCGGTACGACTGGACGACCATCGCCTGGAGGCCGTAGAAGTCCTGCACGCCGTCGGCGTCACACTCTTCGACCCAGTCGAGCCAGGCCGCTTCGATCTCTTCGCGGAACGCCTTCGACAGCGTGATCGGAGTCGGTGCGATCCCCTCACCGACCACGGAATCGACGAACACTCCGATCGCGTTGAGCGCCCACGGATTGACGCGAGCCTCGGCGCGCGAGCGGCGCCTGAGAGTCTGGACATCACCGCCGAGAAGCGCGTTCACGTGCGCGTTCGGTGCGTACCAGCCGTGCGCGCGGCGACCCGTTCCGGCAGCGTGCCAGGCCGCGTCGGCGTACTTCGTGACGACCTGTTTGCGGGTGAATCGATCCGCGATCCGGCTCAGCAACCCCATCAGTGCCAACCCGTCTTAGTTGCGAACCGTGTCGCTTGGAGCCCCTTCGCTGTCGACCCGGTCGTCGCCGCTGCGACCTCGGCTTCCATCGATTCGAGCGTCGCCATCATCTCTTCGCGGCTCTGGTAGGTGACGGATTGGCCGTCGTACTCGACTCGCTTCACCCCGAGCGCAATCGCGGCCTTGAGCGCGTCGATGTCGGACTGTGTCCACGCCATGACGAACTCCTCACCCGAGATACTTCGACCGACGCTTTCTCTGCCTCGGTTGCGGCTCTGTTTTCGGTACCGGTTCCACCGAGGGAGCCGGCGCGGAGGCGATCCGCTCCAGCAGCGACCGCTCCGCCTCGAGGTCCATCCCCATCGAGAGCGCGGCGTAGTAGGCGCCGTCGCCGTACACGTGGGTGTCGAGTGCCTCGTTGCGAGAACCTTCTTTTTCGAGCATCCAGACGAACTCGTCGCGCCCAGCCTTGTTGGTCCGGGTCGCGCGAACCTCTGCGGTCAGCTGGTCGAAGTAGTCCGACGCTTTCAGCGTCCCGTCGCCCAGGTCCACGCCGAGGTCGCCCGGCAGTCGTCCAAACATCTTCCCGTTGATGCGCTGGCCCGGGATCGACCCCACCGGGAAGCGCGGGAAGTGGATGTAGCCGGGCCCGGGTTCGAGGATCCGGTTGAGTGAATACTGGAGCGTCGTCTTCGCGGGATCGACGTTGATCGTGTAGAGCGGGATCTTCCCGATGTTGTTGCGCGTCGGCTCGCGGACGAACACGTTGCCGGCCGGACCCGCGCGTCCCTTGATCCCGAACAGATACGCGCGTCGGCCATCCGGCGTCGCGTACACGGCCCGGTTGCGGCAGAACTCGTACGCGCGCTGCGCGTGGTGGCCCTGTGTGTCCAGGCACGTCGAGCGGATGTAGTCGACTCCGCCGCGCTCCATCGGGAGCGGCCGGAGCATCAAGTCCCACATCTCGCCCCAGAGCGGCGGCGCGGATGGATCGCCGCG